CACCCAACCAAGAAGGAACAACAACTCCAGAAGAAAGTGGTGGAGGACAAACCAACATCACACAGGGAGCGACAAAAACAATAAATCAGAATAAGGAAGCTAGTAAACCTACAGTAATTGCGTCAAGCGATTTTGTAGGTTTCAACTTTCAAAACTCTGAAGTTAGAACAGGATTAAAACTTACAGGTGGATATCATAATATGCGTTGGGACGGTGAGACCGCTCGTGGTGGTTTGGTTGATTATGTGTCGGCACAACAAGGACCAAACTTAACAGGGTATCATGCTTGGATCAATAAAAAGTCCATGAGTTTATTGTCAGGAACATTATCATTAGGTTTTGAAGGTAGAGGTTCTGTTTACGGAACGATAGCGGGAGGACAGATGTTAATGTTTCCAAAAATACCAAGCCTCAAAGCCATTTATATGGGAACGATATCATATGGGCAAGTATATAAAACAGAGTTCTTGGGAACTGCGGTTATTGCTGGTGGGATGTATGATTTGAGATTCGGAAAAAGAATTGATATGAAAATAATGGGATTGTTTGTTTACTCACCTTACATCAGTTATTACAATGACCTATTATTAAAGTCGCCTTATGTGGTAATACCAAGTTTGGGTACAAATATTAACATAACAAAAAGATTCAAGTTTAACATAAATGCCGGTGGTGCATGGGCAATAAAAGAAAACGCACTTAATTATACAGTAACATGTGGAACAAGATTATTAGTTGGACAATAGTGTTCTTTACGGTTTTATCATTAAGAGCTCAGAGTGTAATAAGCCCTACTGCAACATCCTACCCGCAAAGTACAACTAACCAAGTTGTAAGTGGTTTTTCGGTAAACGGATTTAATGGTTCATCAACACTTCTGATTACTATAGGTTTAGTAAACCCTCCTTCAGGCACAACTTTACGATTGAATACCACATCAGGTGTAACAGCAAGTACAGGATATTCACTCGCATCAAATTTCACAAGAATTAGTTTTACGGGAACTATGGCAAATGTGAATAATGTTTTATCATCTTTAAGATTAAATACAGGATCAGTACCTGGAAATGTTTACATTGCGGTAACCGCAACAGAAAATCCGGTTGGATATTTTTATCTCCCTTCTAACGGGCACTTTTATAGACCAATATCTGCGGGTACAACTTACACAAATGCAAGAGCAACATCACTAACAACTACGTTTAAAGGACAACAAGGTTACTTAGTTACAATAACATCTGCGGATGAGGACGCATTTATTTTCAATAACGTACCACAATCAAATATATGGTTCGCTCTTACAGACGAAGCGGTGGAAGGTCAGTGGAGAATTAACGCTGGACCTGAATCGGGAACTCTTATTAAAACGGCAAATGGACAAACCACCGGGAACATTGCAGGTCAATATAATAACTGGGCACCTGGAGAACCTAATAATTCAGGCAATGAAGATTATGCGGTAACCAAATGGAATGGTTCTCAATGGAATGACTTACCTAATAATTTTAGTTGTGCGTATGTTATAGAATATGGGACATGGACAGATCCTGCCAATCAAACATTTACGGATTTTTTTACAGGATTTGTTACTCATCAAATATCGTGTAGTCCGGCAACTTCACCTACAGCACCTACAGGTACTAATGGAAGTAGAATGAATGCGGGAACGGTCGTTATATCTGCAACACCACCCGCAGGTTCTACAGTTGACTGGTATACTAACTCAGTTGGGGGAAATGTTATATCGGGAGGTTTGGGTGTTACAACATACACCACACCAAGTATTACAAATACAACCACATATTTTGCTCAATCAAGAAATACTACAAATGGTTGTATTAGTTCAACAAGAACCGCAGTTGTTGCTACGGTAAATTACCCTGTACCATTTATTCATTCAGGTTTTATCTATGGCGCGGAAGGAGTTGGTATACCTAACATTTCCGTAAAGTTATTTAGAAAATTAAATTCAGAAACTAATTACACATTACACGGAACATATACAACGACAAGTAATGGACAATTTAGTATAACAACTACGTTAGATGTTTCCTTGTACAACTTTCAATTGGTGGTTGATAATATAACGGTAGGTAACCCAAATGTGAGCGATGCTCAATTCTTCAACCAAAAGATTTTAACACAGGGATTTAGTTCTAAAGATTATTATAGATTAAATACAAATGGTAATAACATCCTCACGATATCGGATGTTTATGAAGTTTATCAGAAGACATATAACGTACCTTGGGAAGTTGGTGTACCAATATATAGACTATTTAATCAAACCCAATGGAATGTAATTAATTCATCTTCTGGTGATTTAAGAACAACCTACCCTGGGGTTCAGGGATTAACAATACAAAGTCCTACAAACAACGGGACATCAAACATTTATTTAATAAGAACAGGTTATGCGAATTAAATTATTATTTTTATTATTATTACCACTATTCGTTTTCGGTCAGAAAGCATTAAGAGACTCAATCTACATCAAGACAGATATGTTTGAGATTGTTTATTCTGAAAAATTACAACAACCAAAATTTATTAGGTATAATGTCCCGTGTCCAAATGGAACGGCATCAAGAAAGGGTATGGACTTCTATGTTTGTGATTCAATCTTAACATCAGACAACAAAGACTATGAGAACAATCCATATGATAAAGGTCACTTAGCACCAGCGGCGAACTTTAGTTGTACAAGAGATATGATGTATAGAACATTCACCTATCTTAATTGTTCATTACAACAAGAGAACTTAAACAGAACTACTTGGAGATTATTGGAAGCTCGTGAAAGAGAACTTGCAAAGACTCAATCTGTAACTGTAGAGATCCGTTGTGTATTTACACCTAAGTCGGTGGTCTTACCTACAGGGGCTGTTATACCAGATGGATACTACAAAACAATCAAATACGGAAAAACCGTAGAGAAGTATTACTTCAAGAATGAGAAACCATTATCAACTGACTTTACAAAATATAAAATAAAATGAGAAATATAATCTTACTACTTGGTATGTTACTAGTTGGTAACATTGTAACAGCACAACAATGTGTTTATGTGGATTCTGTATACAACACGGCGAAGTTAAGAGAACTTGGAAACAGAGACATCAGATTTGGTATTAAACAAATTGTTGAAGAAGAATTATCCGAAAAGTTCTGTCTGTCTGATGATGGGAAAGACATGGATGTTGAAGTGTTTTACTTCGGACTTCCAAAGACAACGATCAGAGTTGTTGGTGTTGAGAGAACAGAATCTCTAACTCAGGTTGGTGTTAGAATACATTATGATGGGAAGTGTTATGAGGGAATTGGTGAGTCGTCAACAGAAGTAAGAGCGATGATGATTGAAGTAAGAGAGGGAATGATGCCGTTTGAAAAGATGACGGTATCGTCGGCATTAAAGAAGGCAATTCACGAAGCGATTATCAAAATATGAAAATATGGCAACTTTTGATATCGTTAATGTTATATTCTTATTCTTTCACTCAGGTTCAGATTGCGGATGTTGGGGATGGATGGAAAGGTAAAGTCCAACAGGCATTAGATACGATTCAAAAATACGATACCATAAAATATAATAACCTTATTGCTGTTTGTAATAAGATTGGTTATTGGAATAATACTTTTGCCACCACAGAACCACCACAAACAATCCTTATCCCAACCAAAGAGATGAACTTCGGTAACATATATAACATATGTGCCATCCTAATTCATGAGAGTTATCACTTATTATTATATGGGAGAAACATGGATCCAAACCAAGAAGAATGTTGGGCTTATTCGTATGAATTAGATTTTTTATTGAAGGTACCAAATGTTGATCAGTGGTTAATAGAAAATGCTCAAAACAAAATCAATTATTATTCAAAACCATAGTTGATTTAACAACACAAATCATTTATTTTTAATTTATGAAAAATTATGTAGCGCACATTTTTGTCTTACTATTGATTCTTATAACAATAGCACTTTCATGTGATAGACAAACCAATGATGAACAATCATCCCAAGAACCAATTGAACTTTCTAAAGATAGCGAAAATTATTACCAAAAGGTGGTTGAATACACCTATGAAGGGTGTGAATACATTAAAGTAGGATATGGTAAAAGTATTTGGGGTTCACATAAAGGTAATTGTAAAAACCCAATCCATAAAGGACAACACCCAAGTCCTTACATATTAGACATACCAGATCAAACATTAATTGTTGAAGATACTTTAGAACCCAAACTTGATTAATATGACAGAACAAGAAATACTTAAATTCGGTGAGATCCAATACCTCAAAGGTCGTTTGGATGAATTGTATAAAGCAATCCCAACCATAACCAATATAGAAAGGAAACGAAAGATAGATCAACGAATTGAAAAATACATCAACAAGTTAAAAAAAGTTGATGAGGTTGCTTATAGGTTATATGAGGTAGAACTTATTGCAACACATAGAGTTAAAATAAAAGGTAAGTTGGAAACCGAAAAGTTATTAAATGAAATACTTTCAAGTAATCAAATTACAGACGAAACTCTAATCAAGAAGATTAACGATAAGATCAATACTTTATAATGGATAAGAAACCCGACAATGTTGCTGATAACCCCGGTTTACTACCTTACGGATCAAATGTTGGGGCACCAGCAATTGTTGTGAACGATATTCAGTTTTGGAAGAGTTCAAGAATAACCCATGTCAATCAACAATTTGAGGACAAGTTTGAAGAACTCAAAAAAGAATATGAAAAACTGATTGAGGAATACAGATGGAACGACCTGGTCTACAAAGCAAAATTTAGTTTTGAACCTGTAATTGGAAAAATTTATCACTTATATTATGGTACAGATGGAAATATTTTCTTATCTTTGATACAACCAAATGAATGGAACCGAGAACATATCGGATCATTCAAGTACAACCACGATAACAAATGGATAAAAATAAATTAATTATGGTATACGAGAAAGATTTTCAGTACATTTCTAAGGTTGTTAGTTCATGTCAGAATTACCAACAATTATTAACCGCAAGAACTTTGTTTGAGAACTTCAAGAAGAAGTGGAACAAACAAGTTCCTAAAATGGAAATGATAAATTACATGTATCGGTTTGAATCTACATTTGAAAGTAAAAAAATACGACTATGAAAATAACTATAATATCTGATACTCACACTAAACACAAAAAGGTTACAGATGACCTTCTTGGTGGTGATTTATTATTACATGCCGGTGACCTCTCTTCTATGGGATATGAACACGAAATTACCGAGTTTGCGAAGTGGTATAATGGTTTAAACAACTACCACCATAAAGTATTCATTGCGGGTAATCACGATTGGGGTTTCCAAAACAATGTTGATAAAGTAAAAGAGATTATCGGTCAATACGATACCATTACATATCTCCAAGATGATTGGGTTAATGTTGGAGATGGTGATACACAAACCGTTAAAATTTGGGGTAGTCCCTGGCAACCTGAGTTCTATAATTGGGCATTCAATTTACCACGAAACGGTGAAGAGTTGAAAGCGGTATGGGATATGATACCTGAAGATATTGACATCTTGATTACTCATGGTCCGGCTTGGGGTATATTAGATGATGTTGAAGGAAACCGAAACGTTCATCTTGGATGTGAGTTACTAGCCGAGAGAATCAAACAAATTAAACCAAAGATTCATATCTGTGGACACATCCATACTGGTTATGGGCACTACTACGATGGTCACACTCATTACTTTAATGCCGCTGTGTTGAACGAACGATATCTTTATTCACACACACCCTGGAATATTGACTGGAACCCAATAACAAATGAAATTAAATTTTTATAATGGAAAAGGCACGTTTTATTGAGAACAAAGTATTCAGAGACAAACGAGGGGCATTCAGTCCTTTAATGTTAGATAAACTTGATAAGAACTGGGTTCAGAGTAACATCAGTGTAAATCCCCGTAAATATACCTTACGGGGACTACACTTCCAAAAGAATGAGTATGCTCAAGCCAAGTTAATTAAAGTGATCTCAGGTAAGATATTGGACTTTGTGATTGATATGAGAACCGTATCGGAGGACTACAATAAAGTATTCTTTTTTGAAATGAACGAGGGTGATGAGGTGTATGTACCAAGATACTTTGCTCACGGTTTTATAACATTAGAGGAAGATTCTGTGGTGCAATACTTGGTTGATAATGACTATAGTCCCGAGAATGAAGGTGTTAAAGTTTGGATTGATTATCCTGAAATTAAAAGTGAGATTAAAAAGATTGATCCTTTCTTTGGTGAAGATCTAATTATAATCGCCGATAAAGATTTAATAAATAAATAAGTAGTTCATAGTATTTATAATAAAATACAAATATGAAAAGTGATTTGAGAGCAGAATTGATCGAAGAATTAAAAAAGAGAAATCTTTTAGAACAAGAAGAAGATAAAGATCAAGATACTGAAGATACTTCTGAAGAAAATGAAACTGAAGAGGGATCTACAAATGATGATTTTTGTGTAATGATTTGTCAGTTATTACATTCCCAAACACAAGCACACGTATTTCATTTAGGTACTAAGTCATATGCGGAACACAAAGCATTACAGGGATTTTATGAAGGTATTGATGCACTTACAGACGGTTTAGTAGAATCTTATCAAGGTAAATATGGTTTGATGAAAAACTATAAAAGTTTTAAAATGGTATCTTACAAAAATAAGAAACAAGTGTTGTCATACTTTACACAACTATTAAATACTATTGAAGAAAATAGAGAATCAGTAGAAGATAGTTACATCCAAAATCAAATTGATACTGTTCAGGAGTTAATTTACTCTACGATGTATAAGTTGAAGTTCCTAAGTTAGAAACTTGCTTCCTTATATTCGATAACCCACATATCCGTACCGGATCCATCACCTTTAAATGCCATAGGTTCGTATTCGTCAACTTGACTGTCCTCAAGATCAAGGCGACCAATCATTTTTGAATCTAAAAGTGTGTCGGCTTGATCATCTGTTAATATTGTGTCAGTAGGTAAATTACGTACATCAGGTGATATGCTTGTGATAATACCAACATACTTATCAAAGTATTTATTATCTGATTCTACTTCACCATTTCCATCACAATATGCGCAATTTAGATCACCCTCTCCATTACAATCATTACAAGGAACATTACCATTACCATCGCAATTATAACAATCTATTTCACCACTACCAATGCAATTATCACATGTATCACCATCAATTTCGCCAGACCCATCACAATAATCACAGTTAATAAGACCGGTACCATCACAGACATCACAATATTCCTGACCACTTCCGTCACATTTATCACAAGTTTCATTACCATCACCTCTACATTCAGAGCATTCAATAAGTTTAGTCTCAAAATTATCGTAGTGAATGACGTCCATATAAGTGTAATTATCTAAAACATACTTAACAATCTCATCAAGATTTTTGTTTTCAGAAAAAAGATATACCATAAATGATATTGCCCTTTTTGTGTCAGGATCCATTCTACTTGTCAGTAATTTGAGAATTTCATCATTATAATTTACAATCGTGTTGTATACTTCTTGAGGTGTTGCAAATCTCTGCTGACCATATTCATCAATAATATGGTTATATATTTGTTTGGTAAAAACCTTTAGTTTGTTTTCTGTAATTTTCACTATTGTGTTTTTATAATAAATACTCTATTTTTAATATATGGTCGAAGATATAAAAATAAATAAGACTTTGTTCTATCATATGGTGAGACACCATCAAGTGTTTTTTCCAAGTGTTAATGTATTTAATTCTAATTTACCCCATTTAATGGTTGACGATAAGTTCTATCAAATAGATGGTAATAGAAAATATCTTCGACAAAGATTACGTAATATAATTGAAGAATCAAAACCTGAACTATTTGAAAATAGGGAAACAACTTCAATAACTAATAAAACAATAAAAGAGTTCGTTAACTCAGCAAATAAAATAACAAAATAATGGCACACCCAATTTTACATTCAAAAAGTTCAGCCAAAAAGTTTGGAGGAAAATGGGAAGATTACATACACATCCATAACTGGTTAGATGAGACTAAAGGATGGTATGGACATTCCTTACATAGAGCATTTAGACATCACAGCGAAGGTATATTTGAACTCCAAGAAAAGTTCGGTGCCGAGTTTAAGAATAGTGATGGTAAGACCGTTTATACTCGTTATGTTGGTGAACAACATGTGAAAGAAGATTGTGATGGATATATACCATCCGCATCTGATTGGATGAAGATATTAATGTCAGGTGAAAGACCTACTTGGGTCACAAGAAGTCAAAAGTTAGAGTTTGAAGATTAAACTATTTATAAATAAAACATTTTTATGGAATTAACTGAAGAACAAATTAAAGATTTAAAGAAGTTTTCTTTAATACTTAACTCTATGAACTTAGAAGATGGGGTTAATTATAAATATAACTGCTACGATGAATGGGATTACGATATGGAGGGACCATATTATCGTGGTAGTTCGGTATATGAGGTAGGTAAATTACCTCAATCAATAGAAAATTTGTTTAATGAAATAAAAAATGATTTCGATATAGATAATTTTTATAATGATTTTTATGGAACCGCAAATGGTTCTTTAAATTTTGAGATCGATGCTCAAAAAAAACAAATTATAGTTACGTATGATTTTTATGAAACAAAAACCGACGAAACAACAATAGAACATACGTTTCAGAATGTTGTAAATACAACATCCCCTTGGTACCGACAAGGAAGTGACAGAAAAGACAAATTATTAGTTAATCAAGATTTTATTGATGAGATGTTAAAAAAATATGGTGACATTGCTGAAATAACATATTCTGGTGAAGGTGATAGTGGGTGGTTAAATGATGAAGTTTCATCGTCTAATGGTGAAACTAATATGGATGGTAGACTTGAAGATATTACATATGAATTACTTGACTTATATCATTCTGGTTGGGAGATTAATGAAGGGTCAAATGGAACATTCACATACGACTTTGCAAATAAAATCGTGAGTGGTGATCATTACCAAAACTACGATGAAGAAATTGAGGAAAATTACATGACAATCAATTTCTAAAGTATTTATCATTAAAAGAAAAAATTGAATTATGACAGAAGGTCAACTTTGGTTAACGAGAAGAATGGGTGATGTTATTAAAGCTGTTGAGAAAGCGGTAAATAACACTGATCCCACCAAATATAAAATATTTGAGCATTTTTTAGTTGATGTTTATGATGAGGTTTTGAGTAAAACTTTTGTTGAAACTATAACTGAATCACATTCTGACTCACCCAATCAGAAATACTTGAGTGTTGTTTCATCGATTAAAGATACTTTTGATGGTCAATTGAAAGAATATTTTTATAGTGTAAATTCCCATGAAACAATAACTGAAAACTTTGATAGAATTTTAGATTTATACACTAAAAAGAAAGAAGGAATTGAATTAAAACCATCAGAACAAACCATGATGAGAGCATTTCAAAAGTTCGTAAATCAAGGGGGTAATGCTGAAGAGTTCGATTATAGTGATGATTTTAGTTATGACATAGATAAACGAGATGGTGAAACATTTGAATATAATGGTTTCGATATGCCTTTGGTATATACTTTCTCAGAAGAATTCGAGGAAAACGGTGAGATCAATTACTTTGGTGAAATAATCTTTGAGGAGGATGAGTTCTTGGGGGTAATAACCACCGATAAACGTGGATATGTCATTGGATATGATTTCTATAGTGTTTTAAATGAAGAAACAAGATTACAGGACATATTAAAAGACATGCAAATTGAGGACGAAGTAATGAACTTTTTTGCGGAAGAAGTAATACCGGTATTAAGAAAATGAAAATAATGTTAACAGAAAAACAAGCCGACAGAGTATTCAATAAAAATATTGAATGTGAAAAGTGTGAACACTCTTGGAAAATGGAGGAAGGTGATAGACACCCTTATTTATGTCACGACTGTGGTTGGGATCACAAAAAACAAGAATACGATAAAGAAAACCTATTCAAGTTTTGGAAAAATAAGTTAGAGAAAGAACCTCTTGAGGAGAAATGGTCTGAAAATTATAAAAAATCAATTAACTGTAATAACCCAAAAGGTTTTAGTCAGAGAGCTCATTGTCAAGGTAGAAAAAAACATAACAAATGAGTTTAATCACATTTATTATTCCCTCCATTAATAGACCTACTATTGATAACACAATCCAATCTTTATTAAATCAAACAAACCCAAATTGGGAATGTCTTTTACTTTATGATGGGGTTGATGGTAAAACATTTGATGATCCACGAATCAAAATTATTAAATTAAATAAGTTAGGTAAGAAGGGAGAAAGACACGGTAATGCCGGGTTAGTAAGAAATGAAGGTATTAAAATGTGTAATACTGAATGGATTGGTTTTTTGGATGACGATGATACCCTACACCAAGATTACGTTAAGACACTTGTAGAGAAATACACATCATACGATTTTATTGTTTGGAGAATGCAAACGACTGACGGTAAGATATATCCTGAGTTAACTAGAAATGATATTAAAATTAATAGAGTTGGGATATCAATATCCTTCAAAAACAAGTTCACAAACATTTTGTTTGATGATAATAGCGATTCTGAAGATTATGAATTTATTAATAAATTAAGAAACACCACACATAATTTTATTATAACACCTGAAATATTCTATAACGTGAGACACTAACGTTATGTTTATAAAGAAATGTTATTTATTATATTTAATTTCATATGAGAGTAATAACATTTTACAATGAAATAGTTAACCCACAATTTGCGGAATTACAAAAAAAAGTGTTTAATAAATTTGGATATGATATAGATCAAATTTATGTTAAAAATTGGGTGACACATGGAAAGGCGGTTGATGACTACCTTTCGTCTATACATGATGAAAATGAAATAATTGTTTTATTTGACATTGACTCAATACCATTGAATGATACAATAATTCATAAAGCCGTTAATTGGTGTAAAGATAATGTTGGTATTTTTTCCTTGGCTCAAAAAGCGGTAAAACTAACAAATCCATTGATTCACGCCGCACCAGCATTTATGGTATTCAGCATCAAGACTTTCAATATTTTAGGTAGACCTTCATTTGAAACTAATTTAAGATCTGATTGTGGTGCAGAAATGACACATTCTGCCAGAGAAAAAGGTGTTGAAATAAGAATGTTATACCCAAGTCATGTTGAATCACCTTACGCTCCTTTAGACGGACCAATCACATTTGGATATGGTACGACATATGGTAATGAGATATACCACGCATTTGAATCTAGGTTCAAACAAAGAGATAGTTTCTTTCTAAATAAATGTCATTCAATACTCGGGTAATGAGTCAAAATGAGTTTGATTTTTGTATTTTAATAACAACACACAACAGACCTGATATGTTGAGTGAACTTATTAATCAAATTAGAGCCCAAAAAAATGATTTTAAAATAAAAATTATTGTCATTGATGACGGTAGTTCCGAAATATATGACATACCAAGCGACGTTAAATTTATCAAGTATTATCCAAATATGGGTAAAAAAAAGTTTTGGAAAGTTATTGACTCATCCTTCAAATACGTTAAGAATGTGAACTCAAAATACTACGTTTATTTACAGGACGATGTAAAAATTATTGATAATTTTTTTAATGGATTAGTTGATAGATATGAGAATATTGATGACAATAGTAAGATATCTTTAAGTTTTTTAACCGACCATAGAACCAACTCAAGTAATTGGACGAATTATACCCCCAGAGAACGTGGTGAAGTAATTAAAACACAATGGGTTGAATTACATTTTATTTGTGAAAAAAAGTTTTTTGAAACATTAAATTATTCTATTGAACCAATCCCACCATCAAGATGGGATACAAATCCAAACCTAAGTTCTGGTGTTGGGTGGCAGTTATCAATTAGATTACATAACTTAGGTAAAGGTATGTATCACACTAAGAATACATTTGTAACTCATGGTGATCATGAATCACAAATGAATAAATTAGAAAGAAAGAAAAATAAATTAATAGTTATATGAGTGAAACTATAATAGCGAATGTTGCTTCATATAATCGTATTGACTCTTTAGTTAAAAGTTTGGAGAGTATTATTGATCAGTGTGATGTCATTAACGTATCGTTAAATTCATATGATGGTGACATTCCTGAAATATTATATCACGATAAAGTAAACCTAATTTTAAGTGATAATTCATTAGGTGATGCAATGAAATTCTACGCGTTAGATAAGAGTGATGGTTATTACCTAACAATTGACGATGATTTAATTTATCCGCCGAACTATGTGGAATATATGATTGCCAAGTGTAAAGAATATGGTAACACAAAGGTTATAACACTACACGGTAGAAACTTTAATGTGTTCCCAATAAAAAGTTATTACGCAAACGCATCTGAAAGATATTCTTGTTTTAATCACGTAGGTAAAAATGTTCCAGTCCAATTTGGTGGTACTGGTGTTATGTGTTTTCATACAAATCTAATAAAATTACCTATCAGTTATTTTAACTACCCAAATATGGCGGATGTTTGGGTTGGTAAATATTGTTATGAAAATAATATAGAAATATTGTGTTTAAGACACGAAAGTGGTTATATTAAATACATCCAACAAAAGACAACGATTTACGACGTTGAGTCAAAGAACGATGTTTTACAAACATTAGTGGCAAATTCAACATTTGATAAGTCAGTTATATTACCTGAAATTAATCAAAATCAAAAAAGTTTATACGAACAAGGTTTTGTTCCAATAGAGGAGAGAATTAAAGTTGCCTCAACAATAGAAAAAACTGAAAAAACAATTAATTACGAAAAAATAAACCAAATATTTAACTCCACACCTGTACACATAGCAACAAAACCTAAGATAATAGGTGGTAATTCATCTTTAAGAACAAATACATCTATAGTACAAAAACTCAACAAAAAAGGGGGAAGGGGATGAGTTTATCAATTATAATACCAACGTTTGATTCTGTTGATTTTTTTGATGAACTGATTGTATCAATCAATAACAACAAATACGATAATGAATTTGAAGTATTGATAGGAATTGATAATTGTGAAAAAACTTTAGAGTATGTGAAAACTAAAGAATTCCCTGAAAACTATTTTTTTTATTATTTTACTGAAAATGGTGGGCCTTACCTGATTAAGAATACATTATCTGAATTGTCTAAGTATGATAAATTGTTATTCTTTGATTCGGACGACATCATGTTGGAGAGTCTGATGAATGAGATCGATAATAGTCTTAATAAATACGATTGCGTAAAACCGAAGTTCCTAAACTTCAAAGACCATGAATGTCAAAGAAACTTTAGTAGTTATGATGATGCGTTATATGGTGAAGGTGTATTTGGTATTAAAAAAGATTTATTTTTAAATATGAATGGGTTTGAGGGATGGAAAGTTGCTGCCGACTCGGATTTTATGGGAAGAATATATAGGTTTAACAAAAAAATAAATTTAACACCTTATGTTTTATTTCACAGGAGATTACACGATAATAGTTTAACAAGAAGAAAAGATACTGGATATGCGTCAAAGATGAGAGCTCACTTTTTTGGGATTAGTAAGAACAAAAAGGCCGGTGTGATTTTGGGTGAAATGAAAAAGGGTGAATACCAATTCTTGGATATCAAAACAAAAACTTTATCTCAATCGATAACACAAACAGAAGAAATTAATTTGGAGAGAGAGTTAAAAGAGAAAAAACATAAGTTATTAGAATCCATTTTTAGTGATAAACCAATATCAGTTAATGAAACTAAACAATCAAAAACAATTGACTATACTCAAGTTAATAGAAATACAAATCACCAAACTACCAAAGTATTAAACACCGCACTTAAGAAAGCTAAATTAGAAAATCTTAATAAAAATTTTGGCAGAAGGTAATATTTTGTTATCTTTGTTATATGAAACACAGATATAAAATAGGTAATTGTATTAACGACAAAGACACAAAGTTTATTAAAAAATTCCTTAAGAAAAACCCAATATCTATTGAGGGAAAATATTTTAGAGATAATGACTGTGTTATCACAATTTCAAATATCAGAAAGTATCAAACTGTTTCTTGGAGAGGTGACAAAAAACAATTTTGCTATGAGGTAGATGTTATTGTTAAAACAACTGCCAATTATTATGAAAACTCAACTTCACGACGTAAAAATGACAGAATTCGTAGATACCAAAACGAACGACAACTAAGAGACGAATTGGTTTACTTTAATATCACAGACTTCCAAATTAGCAAAGTTACTTTTGAAAAATAGTTTCATATATTTATTAATATGAAATTATCTATTCGAGAAGATCAATATAAAATTATTGAATCTTATATTAATTGTGAAAATATATTAGATGAGGTAGTAATGAAACTATCCATTCTCACTGAAGATGGAAAGACAGAGCCTGACATGGAATGGGACTTTACAAATGTAAAGGATGAAATAGACTTTTCCAAAATGTGGGTTAAAACCAAAGAAGATGTTAAAAAATATGTTCAGATTTTAAAGGATAAGATTAAAAACTTACCTGAAGAAGTTAAACGAAAAATTATGAGATATGTGATGTATTCATTCATAGGTATACTCTCACTTAATCAAATACAAAATATATTAGACCCACAATTAAAACAGGTAGTTAAGACTGAAAAACAAGCAATCGATGTTGCTAATCCTGAAGTAAATGAAGCACCAAGAATAAGAAGATCATCAAAAGAACTTCTTGATCATTTAAGATGGGAAGAAGGATCGATAAGACACAAAGGTGAACCTGCCTTAGTTGCTTATGATCTTGGTGACAATGCTTATACGATTGGTTATGGACACGCAGTATTCAAAGGGGAAAGAGAAGGATATGATTTTTTACCCAATTATGAAAAAATTATACCAGGTAAGACAAGAATTACAAAAAAACAAGCTGAGATGTTATTAAGAGATGACGTTAAAATTGCTGAAGGTATTGTAAATGAAATATTAAATGATTGGGAAAAAGAAGGTATAAAACCAAATCTTACACAAGGAATGTATAATACTTTAATTTCTATGACATATAACATGGGAAGAGGTATAAGAACAAAAGACTTCCTACAATCAATTAAAAGAGGGGACTTTGACGAAGCAAGAGAATTAATCTTACAAACAAGTAGCAGTTTGTTTGATGACTTCCCTGGTCTAAAAATTCGTAGAGAAAATGAGGCAAAAATGTTTGTGTAATGGATCAAGAAAAGATATTAAAATTATTCAAAAGGTTTGCGGGGAATGAAATTAATCTTCATGGGTTAAAATGTATTCCTGTTATAATTGGGGAAAAAATTGTTAGTAATTTCTTCAAACCTTCTTATCCTATTGGATTTAAAATAGAAAATCCAAATGATGTTTCTTATTATTGGGCAATAGTGGATGACGAACTTTTAGATATTTTAACGGAGTTTGAAGATTATGTTGGTATTAGATTAGATACTAAAATATTATGGGACGAACAACCAAAATTTTATCTTAACGAAAAGGTAAAAAATCAAATTCAAAATGTATTTGATTCTGTTAGAGAAATCAAATTTACAACAGGAACTCCGTTTATCGGATACAAACGATGGATTATCCAAATAGAATCTATTGGGTTAAAAACCAGACATTATGATCCAGAGGCATATTATATTGATAATACCGTTGTTGCAATATCAGCAACAAAAAATGATGAAAATGTCGATGTTAATGAAGCAATAAATACATATATTGATGAATTCTTACCACAGGCAGAAATATACTACGAAACTGAGGAATATTATCAAGATGTTGATCAAGTGATTGTCCAATATCCACTTATAGGTGCTGACTATGTTGCGACTTACTACGAAACCAAATTCATAAGGTAAGTCTTATCATAGATCAAGAAAAAAGTAGTTTACAAGTCGAAAATAAAAAACTATATTTTTGTTAGAAACTAAAACTATTTGAAATGAAAAAATTATTCCTATTAACTTTATTAAGTTTATTTACTCTAAATCTAAAGGCACAAGAATCTTATAGAGGTGATATTTTAATCTCGGCTTATTGCGGATTACCTAACACACTTAAATTGAATTTATCGGCAACGGAAGACATCCCAAGTAATGCCAGATATTCAGGACTATCACCATTTGGTGTTCGTGGTGTAATGAAAGTAAACGATAAAGTTAGTATCGGGTTTGACGTAATCTATGGATTTGCTAAAGCACAATATAGTATTACTGATTCAGTGTTCACAAACGGACAATGGACAACAGAAACGAATGACTACAGTATCAGTAAACGAAGACTAAGACCACAATTCCGTATCAACCGACACTATACTACTGGAACTAATTTAGATCATTATTTTGGATTTGCGGTAGGTGGAAATAGTCGTTGGACTAAGGAGTATGTTAATAATGTCTTGGTAACTGAAAACACTAAAGACTCAGCAATTGGACTATCCATGAGATTATGTTATGGGTTCAGTTATTCATTAACACACAACGTTGGTCTTGGAGGTGAAATAGGGTTAGGAGGACCACTACTCCAATTAGCGGTAACATATAAACTATGAAATATAGAAACCCCACTCAAAAGGTGGGGTTTTTTTATATACCAAAGTATTTATTAATATGAAAAATTTAATTAGAAAAATATTAAAAGAAGAAGGTCAAAGACTTTTGAATGAAAGTGGTATAAGAGACATTAAAGATCTCGCCAAACGATATAAAATGGCGAAAATATATTTCCACCAAGATTTAGATGGTGTTACAACCGCATTGGCGATGAAAGACTATCTTGAACAACATGGTATTAAAGTTGTTGATGCAGAAATAATACAATACGGATCTAAGGAGTTTGCTATTAAAAAACCTGAAGGTGAAGGTGATATCATGCCGGTGTTAGTGGATTTTGCTCATGGTAAACCAATGTTTGTTATCCACACTGACCACCACGATACTCAAGCTGGTGTAGAACAAGGGACAGCAACAAACTTCAAATCCTCAAGATCAAACGTTGAAACCATCTCACAAACAATATCACCTAAAGACATATTTCCAACTGAAGACATTGAAACAATTTCCATGATCGATTCGGCTGACTATGCTAAGTATGATATCACACCTGAGAATGTGATGAACTACTTATTCAAAATAGATAGAGACAAAGGGTTTAAAGAAAATAAAAGAAAAATGGGATTGGTGGCGAATAAGTTGTTATTGGCATTCAAAAACAAACCAGGGTTCCTTTCTAATATTGTACTAAACGCAAAACCATCTTTATTGAGTATTTTGATGAATATCAAGGATCAAATTAAAGAAAAAGGTTATGCTGATATTGATACGATTACAAAACATTCTCAAGCATATAAAGAATCAAGAAAAGAAGGTAAAGGTCTTGAATATTCTGATGGTATAATTTCTCAATATGGGTTTGGTTCTACGACTAAAACTGGAGCATATGATAGATATGTACCGTTTAGTAACTTTCCTGATGCCGAGTTTTTAGTGACAGGTATGCCGATGGGTATGGTACAAGCGTCTTGTAACCCATTCAAAAAAGATAGGGCAATTAAAGGTATTGATTTAGGTCAAATTAAGGATGAGGTATTAGATAAATTTAAAGGGGAGTTAGAAAACCAAAAGATCACATTTGGAACTCTCAAAAGAATATCGGAACAAGAAGCGGGTGAAAATTCTGTAGGTTTTACTTTCAGAGATATGATGGCAATTTACGGTGATAGACCATCATTTAATATGGAAGGTGGTGAAAGTTTGGCTAAGATGTTAGATGAAATATCAAAAAATTTATATAAGACCCTAACACCAAACCAAAAATCACTACTAAACAAAGTATCAGTGAATGGTTTTGACGTTGTTAATGCTAACTCAGGTGGACACAAATGTATTACAAACATATCTGGATTAAACTTTATGTACACTAAAAGTTTTAACAATGCTAAAAGAGAGGTTGATGCAAATTTATTACCAATAACCAACTACAATGGAAACAATAAGTTTGTAAAAGATTTGCAAGGTAAGTTAATTAAGTATGGTAGATTATCTGACAAACAAATTGAAGTTGCAACAAAACAAATTGAAAAAGAAACGGGACCAATAACTCCTGTTGAACAAGTTAAAGATAGATCATTTGTGGATTTAGTTAAGGACATCCAAGGTGAATTTGTTAATGTGTTGAAAGATAAAGTAAGACAAAGTAAAAGCGTTAACGAAGGTGTGATGAGAATTACAAAACAATTTATTAAAACAAACCCGTTCAAAGTTAAATAATGAAGGATTTAATTAGACGTATTTTAAGAGAACAACATGGATTTGAAAACTATGAAGATTTCAAAAAGCATATTCTGGTAAAAAGAGCCGAAGATGAACTACATGGTACTCAAGAAGGCGTTTATAGCATTGAAGATCTTAAGAAGAAAGAAAAAAAACATTACAAGCAAGCATTAGAGAATAATTGGGTTGTAAGATTAGCGGATGAATTAGAATTTGATGATGCGGCACCTGAAGGTAAAAGAAAACTCTATGTTTATACTTGGGAAGAAGAAGGAGACGAACCTAAAAAGGCGTATGTGGGTTTAACTTGTAATGTGATAACAAGAAACAAAAAACACACAAAAACGTTGTCACCAAATTTTTATTGTAATACGGACGTTCAACGTAAAAGAATAACTGCGGTTGGTAAGTACATATTGGAAAGAAAAGATAAAGGACTTAACCCAACTCCTAAATTTAAAGTAGTTACAACAGATTTTATAAATGATGTTGATGCTCAAAATCTTGAATCACAGTTACATCGTGAATATGATAATATGGGTTATGAAATGCTTAATTCTTCTGATAAGTTAGGTATTTTAGGAGCAACACGAACCACATCTAAATATAATTCACCTAATATATGGAAATTCATTAAGGACAATAAAACCTATAGTGCGAGTGAAATTGAAAATAGAGACCCCGATTTATATCAATTTTTAATGAAAAATGGATTTCAAAAATATGGTATTAATCACCCAAAACAAAGAGATTATCATAGTGATGAAGATCTATTGAAAATCATTCAGAGTGGAAGTATAAACATACACGATTTCAAAAATACATATCCAAACCTTTTTAAAAAGGTATTTAGAAGAAATAAAATAGATGAGTTTTATAAAGACCAACTTTCATTTAAATCAGATAAAGACCCAAATGAAAATTTGAATACCATAGAAAGAGTTGTGAACTATGTGCAACAAGAAAATCAAAGACCAGACATTAAAATCTTTTCAATTATTAACAATTTAATTGATTACGGATCTTTTAAGTTTAGAAATAATGATGGTGAGACTATAACAATAAATCAAACTAAAGGTAGACCAGAAAATTATAAAAAAAGGATTTCTAAACCAATATTTGAAAACATAATAAAAAAAGTCCTTAATGAAGAATCTGAAGAGATTGACCAAAAAGTTTATAACTTTCTAAGAAGAAGATATGAAATTAATGAGGTTAATATTGAAGGGGGTATTAAGTTTAAAGAGATATATTTTAAGGTAGGTGATGAATATTATGGTGTATCTATGTGGGACAATAAAAAAAGACAAGTAAGACTTATTTTGAATATGCTTGTTGAAAACGATGTCACTGAACCAATCGATAACTTCTCAAACGAGAACGACCCATACAGACAAAAAGTTGTTAGAACCATTAAAAAGTTTTTATACGAAGTAATGTGATGAAAGAATTAATTAGATACATATTAAAAGAAGAGGTTAGTAGAAAATACGCTAAACCTACACCAAAGGTAGAACAACTTGTTTATAGATGGTTAAACAACTATTTTGATGGTGCGCAAATGTATCATAAAAAATCTTATGAATCAACACATAGTTTTGATTTTTGTAAAAACGGAAGAGAAATATTGGATGTTGTTTTATATTTTGGTAATGATGATGACGACAATAAAAAAACTGAAGAAATGAGTTTTAATAGGGGTTTAATGAGTGTTCCAAAAAATGTATTTGATGATTTAACCACAGATCTTCCTATGAGAGTAAGTTATTTAAGATACCTTCTTGAAGAATGGTTCGATGATACTTATTTAGGTGAAATTCAAAAAAAGATGGGTAGAAATGATATTTACATTTCCGAACTTTATATAACTAATTACAACGGTGATATTTGTTTTCCACCGATAACAAAACCTGATGATGTAACTGAGGAGGAAATGATAGAACTTATTCTTAAGACCGGAAAATATAAAATGGAAGATATATTGTGGTGGGAAGAGAGATTACCAGGATGGATTGAACAAACTTATTTAGAACAACTTAACGGGGCTGAATACAGAAGATTAAAAGGACAATGAGAAAACTGATTAGACATATCTTAAAAGAGAATAGAATCCAACAAGAGTTGAAACAAGTTATCAAAGATGGTAATATTTTTGATGCTGCTGACATAATTGGTGGAATAGGAAACCTAAAAAAGATATTCAAAGACAATCCTGAAATGAGTTCTTTATTTGAGAAACTAACAGGAACAATTACTTTTTATTACCCTGTTGTTGTTTATGGAGATATAAAATTTCCTTTAGATTATGAAATAATTGGTAGACATAGTAATATTCCTAAGACTAACTACTGGCCTGAAATAAATGTTTTATATGATGAAAACAAATTAACACCCGAAGAAAACGAAGACTTCAAGTCTATGATTAAGTACTTATACGACGAAGCTCAACATAGTGCATTTAAAAGTAAATTTGAAGATAGTAGAATATTCAATACAAATTATATTACCGTTAAAGAAATAAATGGGGAAGACATTGATTTAATCGATAGTGGTATTCTTTCTCTTACTGAATCCGAAAAATTACACGACAAACTTTATGGTGGTAATCAAAGTCTAAACGAATCATCAATTAAAGAAAAATCTTTAATCAAACTAATAGAAAAAGACGGACTATACGACTTTATTGAAATGACAGGGTTAGATTTTAATAAAGTTAGGTCGTTGATAAAACAAATAGATAACCCCAAAGAAATATTAAAACAATATATCAGACAATTTGTTTTAGAACATGATGGTATGAGTGATGGGGATTATGGATCTCTTTTCGCTTTAAATTTACCATTGAGTAACACTAAGTATGTTGAGGATATACATGTACAAGACAGGGACCAAATTGCGGTTGAAATATGGGGATATGATGAAGATGAATACGGAGATACAGAAAAAAATGAACAATACCTAACAACAATTAATAACCTGACTAATGAAGAGTTACTATCAATCATTTCATGGATGATGGAAACTATTGAGGGTGGTTATTGGGATTAATAAAATAGATATTTGATGATATTTATATTAGTATAATGAATCTTAGACAACATATAAAACAAATAATAAGAGAGGAAAGTTCAGAGGACATAAAGACTCCTTACCTTAAATACGACAAATTAATTTCTGGATTAGTCGATGATGTTTTTGGTGATAACATCTGTGGGTTTAATTGGGAGGTGTTTAAATTACATCATAGGGAAGGAATACAAATACGAATCATTTTATATGTGACGCCTTCGCATTGGGATATGGGTTATGAAACTTATGGAATAAAAAAACGAGAACTACATAATTTAATCAACGACTTTTTTCCAAAATTCAACGGTATATTTATTACAACCGACACGATGAAATGTGGTGAAAAATTAAATGAGTCTGAGATTACTGAGAGATGTTGGAAAGGTTACACTCAGAAAGGAATGAAGACCATGTTCGGTAAAAGATATCCTAATTGTGTTAAAATCAAAAAGAAAAAAGAATCCAAAGAAGGTGCTGGTGGATATGATGCTCCACCATTTGAGATGGAACCTGATCACGTACACTTCAAACACATTTCAGAAGTAAAAGATGTTATGAATAAATCAATTAGGAGGATAGTCCGAGAAGAAGTTCAAAAGAAATATGAAAACATAAGAAGAATGTTAAAGGAAGAAATTAATACAGTTGATGTAAAAACAATTGAATCTGAATTAACAAACATATTAGGGTCATCAAATATTAAAAATGGTAACAGAGTTGAATTTGTTAAAATTGGACCCTTCAAGTCAAGTTTTGATATTGTAGTTGATCGTTTGGATCAAAATACTTTAAATTATCTTAATAAGTTTATGTATGAAAGGGGATGGTTCCCAACTAATATTAGTTTATCAGGTATGAAAGGACGAATATATTCAAACCACGTAAACGAATATTTGGGAGAAGACGACGTTCAGATCGGGTATGAATCGAACTTTGGTAAACAAGTTAATACTAATCCAACTAAAGCATTTCACGTTACACCTGACATTTTCATTGATGGAATAAAGAAAACGGGTCTTACACTTAAATCTGAAAGTAAATTATCTAATCATCCTGACAGAATTTATCTATTTTTAAATGAAAATAAAGACACCCCAAAAAGTATGGTTTGGGCAATATGGAATTCTTTAAGTAAAGAAAGACAAAATCAAATAAAGGACTATTATCTTTTAGAAATTGATTTGACAAAGTTACCAAATCACAAATTTTATCTCGATCCTCAATCGATGGCGACTTACGGAGCAATATATACAAATCAATCAATTCCAAGGTCGGCAATCAAAGTTATTGATAAAATAAGTACTAGCGATATAGAAACTAGAGATGATGAGGTTGTTATGTCCAAAGAAGAAGAAAGACGAGCGAGAGATGAAAAAAGACGAAAAGAAGAGGAAGAGTTAAGACAAAAGAAAGAATTTGATGCAAGTTTATCTAAACAAATAGAAAGGAGTAAAGAAATTGATAAACTTCCTGATCATATTAAATATATGGATATAGACGATCTTTTTAATTAATAAGAAGAATACTATTAATTATAAAAAAATAGCCCTCACTTAACGGTGGGGGTTTTTTATTTAAAATATTTTTCTTATCTTTACATTATAAATCAATCATTTATTAAACCCTAAAACCATAAAAATTATGAAAAAGTTATTGTCTATCGCAACCGCTATCGTTATTAATCTTACCCTATTATTTGGTGTTGTTGGAAACATGTTGATTTGGGGTCCGCCAAGTGAAATTTTGAATAAACCATTTGAAATGTTATTCACGCCAGATCCATCAGATAATATAACATTAGTTTTGAGTTTGGTTGGATTGATTTTGTACAACACAAATCTAGTTGTTAATCGTAAAAAATAAAAAGTCATGAAAAGGTTGTTATTACTATTACTACTACCATTTATTGGTAATGGTCAAGTATTTAATTTTCAAACTTTTGACATTCAAGAAGTAGTCATAAAAAATGAAGATACTACATATTCTGAAGTTATGTCATTTGTTGCAACATACATTTTTGATATTAAAAATAATACAATCACCGCATCCATCAATGGTGTTGCTACAACTATGAGTGTATTTTGTTGGATTGATACTACTTCTGTTGGTGATAGTTATGCTGGTTTGACCTATAATGATCATCCGTTACAAGGATGGTTGATTAATCTTACCACTAAAGAAGTATTATTTACTGAATTGAGATTAGATAGCTCTGATTATGTTTGTAAATTTCCGAATTCAATTTTAACTAAATTATAGATTATGAAAAAGTTATTGTTATTACTGTTATTACCATTTATTAACAATGCTCAAGTAGTTACCATCTCAGGATTTGGTACTTCTGAAACACATGGACCTGGTACTTCATTTGGTAGTATGTCGGAATTATTAAATGATACATATCGCATCCCTTCCGAAATGTCCATTCCGGTTTCATACACTTACATTGTTGATTTTTCTACAAACTTATGTTTATTGAAAAATGATATTGGCGAAATCGTATATGAATCTAATTTTATTGTTAAATCAAAAATTGATGACAGCAATTTTCTAATTGAGTTTACAGATCCTAACAATGAGTTAGAAAATTTATTTGGTATTGTAGTGTGTAATAATAAAGCCGCCCACTATGAATCTAATAAATTGTCTGTTGCTTTGACGGTATTTGA